TTTTTTTTTTTTACTGATACGGCGACCACCGAGATCTACACTCTTTCCCTACACGACGCTCTTCCGATCTCTGCAGACTGAACGTGGACAGGTGTTCTACGTAGCACCTACACAGGGTCAGGCCAGAGACATCATGTGGCAGACTCTGTTGGAACTGGGCAACCCTGTGATTACAGGTAGCCACATTAATAATCTACAGATTAAGTTAGTCAACGGTGCAACCATTAGCCTCAAGGGTGCCGACAGGCCAGAGACTATGCGTGGTGTGTCACTGAAGTTCTTGGTGTTGGACGAGTACGCAGACATGAAGCCTGACGTATTTGAGCAGATACTTAGACCTGCTTTGGCTGACCAAAAGGGTTGTGCTATGTTCATAGGTACGCCTATGGGTCGCAACCACTTCTATGAACTCTACAAATATGCAGACTTAGGTGACGATGAAACTTATAAAGCTTGGCACTTTACTTCCTATGATAACCCAATACTGGACCCAAATGAAATTGACACTGCAAAGAAGTCTATGTCGAGCTATGCGTTTCGTCAAGAGTTTATGGCTTCGTTTGAAGCTCGTGGGTCAGAAATGTTTAAAGAGGACTGGGTAAAGTTTGACGAAGAAGGTATTGACGAGGGTGACTACTACATAGCTATTGACTTAGCAGGTTTTGAAGAAGTCAACAAGAAGCGTACTAAAAATGCTAAACTTGACGAGACAGCAATAGCAGTAGTCAAAGTAAACCCCAATGGCTGGTACGTGGAAAACATCATACACGGTCGTTGGACTTTAGACGAGACTGCAGCTAAAATCTTTCAGGCTGTCAGAGACTACAAACCAGTCAGCGTAGGTATTGAGAAGGGTATAGCGAAGCAGGCAGTGATGTCTCCCCTACTGGACCTACAGAGACGCTACGGGACGTTCTTCAGAGTTGAAGAGTTGACCCACGGTAACAAGAAGAAGACTGACAGAGTGATGTGGGCGTTACAGGGCAGGTTTGAGAATGGCTTTGTGACACTCAGTAGAGGAGAGTGGAACTCTAGGTTCTTGGACCAGCTGTTTCAGTTCCCAGACCCACTAACTCACGACGACTTGGTTGACGCTTTAGCTTACGTAGACCAACTAGCAAACGTAGCCTATGACTATGACTACGAAATTGACGACCATGAAATTTTAGACGTAGTAGCAGGATACTAATATGAGTGAATTATTTGAACAAGACCCGCTGATGATAGAGGAATCTATTGAAGACTGGGTAATAACCAAGTGTGACGACTGGCGTGACCACTACGAAGCAAACTATGAAGCACGTTTTGAGGAGTACTACAGACTCTGGCGTGGTATCTGGGACCCTGCAGACTCTGCTAGAGCCTCAGAGCGTTCTAGGATTATCTCTCCTGCGTTGCAGCAGGCAGTAGAGTCCAATGTCGCTGAGATGGAAGAAGCTACCTTTGGACGTGGCAAGTGGTTCGACATCAGTGACAACATGGGTGATTCCCAGAAGCAGGACGTGTTGTTCCTAAGAAACAAGCTTACGGAAGACTTTGAGGACTGTAAGGTTCGTAAAGCAGTAGCAGAGTGTCTCATCAACTCAGCCGTGTTTGGCGTAGGTATTGGTGAAGTTGTTATTGAAGAAATGAAGGAGATGGTCCCGGCTACACAGCCCATCATGGGTGGTGACTTGCAGGCAGTGGGAGTCAATATCACAGAGCGTGTCAAGGTTAAACTCAAGCCTGTGATGCCTCAGAACTTCCTAATTGACCCTGTGGCTACAAGTATTGAAGAAGCTATGGGTGTAGCTATAGACGAGTTCGTAAGCCTACACCAAGTAGAACTGTTGCAGGAACAGGGTGTGTACAGAGACGTATACGTAGGTACTGCTCCTCCTGACTCTGAGCTAGAGCCTGACCAAGACATTACGGTCTACAGTGACGACAAAGTGCGTCTTACGAAGTACTACGGTCTAGTCCCTAGAGAACTGCTAGAGAACGCTACAACGGACGAAGACGAAGAAGAAGTAGAGCTTATAGAGTCTAAATCTAAGTCTAAGTACGTAGAAGCGGTAGTAGTGATTGCCAATGGTGGAGTCCTGTTGAAAGCAGAGGCTAATCCTTACATGATGCAGGACAGACCTGTAGTAGCTTTCCCTTGGGACGTAGTGCCCGGAAGGTTCTGGGGTCGTGGCGTGTGTGAAAAAGGTTACAACTCACAGAAAGCACTTGACACTGAGTTACGTGCCAGGATTGACGCTCTAAGCCTCACGATACACCCTATGCTTGCCGTAGACGCTACTAGGCTACCACGTGGTGCTAAACCAGAAGTACGTCCGGGTAAGATGATTCTAACCAATGGAGACCCACGTGAAGTTCTACAACCGTTTAACTTTGGGCAAGTTGGGCAAATTACCTTTGCTCAGGCGAGTGCTTTACAGCAGATGGTACAACAAGCTACTGGTGCTGTGGACTCAGCAGGTATTGCGGGTTCAGTCAATGGAGAAGCGACGGCTGCTGGTATTAGTATGTCTCTTGGCGCTATCATTAAGCGTCATAAGCGTACACTTATTAACTTCCAGCAGTCCTTCCTGATACCTTTTGTCAAGAAGGCAGCCTACCGTTACATGCAGTTTGACCCTGAGAGTTACCCAGTGGCTGACTACAAGTTTAACGCTACGAGCAGCCTAGGCATCATCGCTAGGGAATATGAAGTCACACAGCTAGTACAACTACTACAGACTATGGAGAAGGACTCTCCGTTGTACAATACGCTAATACAGTCCATCATAGACAACATGAACTTGTCTAACCGTGAAGAACTTATTGCAGCAATGCAGCAAGCGTCTCAGCCTAACCCAGAAGCACAGCAGATGGCTCAGGCAGCACAACAGGCACAGCTTGAGTTCCAACAGTCCCAGACTGCAGCTTTGTCTAGTCAGGCTGCTGAGTCTCAGTCAAGGGCACAGAAAATGGCTATGGAAACACAGCTTATGCCTTCGGAGCTTGAGATTGACCGTATAAAAGCAGTCACTACAAACATACGCAAAGGGACAGAGGACGACAAAGAGTTTGAGCGTAGACTTAAAGTTGCAGACATGCTTCTTAAGGAAAGACAGATTGACATGCAGAAGAGTAGTCAGTCAGCTAAAGAAATTAAGGAGAAGGAGTCGTCTGAGCTTGAGAAACAACTCATGTCACGGTTGACCTCTAATGGACGTTAAAGTACTACTACTTGCTCTTGACAGTAAGTTTAGCGACCTCATGGGAAAACTTGAGGACCGTATAAGCAAAGTCAAAGCCATGAAAGGCGACACTGGTCCTGCCGGTGTTGCTGGCCCTAAAGGTGACGTAGGCCCTAAAGGAGACACTGGGTCTGAAGGAAAGCAAGGCAGGGAAGGTAAAGACGGTAAAGATGGGAAGGACGGAGAAGAAGGCAAAGAAGGAGTAGGGGTTCAAGATGCCTCAGTGGACTTTGACGGCCATTTGGTCCTTACTTTAACTAACGGTGAAGAGGTAGACGCAGGAGAAGTGAAGGAGCTTAATGAAGCTCAGGCACCTAATGTGTACAACATCTCTATGGGCAGTATGGCTAGTCGTGCTGACCTTAAGAATGCTGCGGCTAAGGTTATCACGAGTAACCACACCACAAGTGGCTCTGAGATTCTAAAGGTCACTTCCGGTGTCGTGGTTCACTTAAGCGACCGCCCTCAGAATCGAGAGACCGTCATCGTCAACTGCCGTACTGACGACAGAATTGACATCGTAGGTGAGATTAACATTGTCAACATGTCTTACTACGACACAGCTCAGTACAACGTAGATGAGTTTGGTCTTGGTAGTCTTATTGTGGAACAAGACGACACCACGATACACCTAGTGTACATCCAAGAATTTAAAGAGTGGTTGGCAATATAATGAGCTATGTACCTCAGTCAAGAGCAGACCTAGCTACTGCTACTCCTTACTCCCTGACTTCAGACCACACTACGTCTGGAACAGAGATTTTAAGGTGTGCTGCAGACGTAGACATTACTTTAAACCTGTCCCCTAAAGACAGGGAAACAGTTGTCATGTACTTAGCTACGTCCAGTACTGTCAACATTACTGGGGACATTAGGATATACAGTGCCGCTTTGTACAACGTGGCTCAATTTAACATCGACAAGTTCGGAGGGTCAACCTTAACTTTTAACACACAACACGCCACAGCACATCTTATGTACGTAAGGTCCTTTGGGGAGTGGCTGGCAATTTAAACAACTAAAGAGGAACAACATGCTAACGGACAAAGAACTAGACGTTCTCCTAGACCACATTGACAAACATTTTGAAGCCAAATGGCAACAAATTAAAAAATTAGAGCTGAAAGTAGAGGAGCTTAGTAATGGCAAAGAAGAAGGACCCAAGACTGGAAAGGGCCGGAGTAAGCGGGTTCAACAAGCCAAAGAGGACTCCTAGCCACCCTACTAAGTCACACGTAGTAGTGGCCAAAGAGGGAGACAAGATTAAAACCATACGTTTTGGACAACAGGGAGTCAGCGGTGCGGGTAAAGCCCCTAAGTCTGAGAAAGATAAAGCCAGACGCAAGTCATTTAAAGCACGTCATGGTGCAAATATTGCAAAAGGTAAGATGTCAGCAGCGTACTGGGCAAACAAGGAGAAATGGTAGTGGCAGGTCTATATGACAACATCCATGCAAAGCGTAAGCGTATTGCAGCAGGCAGTAAAGAGAAGATGCGTAAGGCAGGTGCCAAAGGTGCACCGACCGCAAAAGCTTTCAAACAAGCAGCTAAACCAACCAAGAAGAGGAAAAAGTAATGCCTAAAGTAGGAGGAGTGAAGTACCCGTACACCAAAGAAGGTAAAACAGCAGCTAAGAAAGCAGCAGCTAAAAAGAAGAAGAAGAAACCCATGAAAAAGGGCTACTAAATAACACTTGACTTTTAACTAAAAACATGCTATACTATAACTATAGTACAAACAAAGGAAAACTATGAAGCCTGAGCTTGAAACTTACTTCGACAACTACAACGAACTCTTCAATTCTGAAGGTTTTAAACAACTCGTTCAAGAGCTTTCCTCCAATGCAGTATCTTTAGCTGACATTCAGACAGTTAAGGACACTGAAGACTTCTACTTTAGAAAGGGCCAAGTTGCCGCTTTAGCTTCTGTGATTAATCTGGAGAATACTATATCAGTAGCCAGAGAACAAGCAGAAGAGGAAGAAGAAGTAGATGATTAAAGTATACGACTTTCGTTGTGACAACGGACACGTATATGAGAAATTTGTAGACTCTAGTACCTCAGTCAGTAGGTGCGAGTGCGGTGCTAGTGCTACAAAAATGCTGTCTGCCCCGGCTTTTATACTTGATGGACACACTGGGGACTTCCCCGGTAGACACATGAAGTGGGTAAAAGAACACGAACAAGCAGGTAGAAAACCCTAGTCTCCACAATGACAAAGTTCACGGAGTTTGATTATGTCTAAAGCGACAATGGTTGACATGCAACCTGAAGAGGAAATTGCAGAAGAAACCATAGAAAACGAAGTACAAGAGATTCAACACCAAGAAGAAGTAGTTGAGCAACCTCAAGCAGAACCTGCAGTACCGGAGAAGTACCAAGGTAAGTCTCTGGGACAAGTGGTACAGATGCACCAAGAGGCTGAGAAGCTTTTAGGTCGTCAGTCCTCTGAAGTAGGAGAACTTCGTAAGGTAGTGGACGATTACATTTCAACGCAATCACCACAACCAGCACCTCAACAATACGTTGAGCCTGAAGACGATATAGACTACTTTACAGACCCTCAAGCAGCCGTTAATCGTGCTATTGATAATCATCCTAAGATTAGAGAAGCTGAAGAGTACTCTGCTCAGTACAAAAAACAAGCATCGCTGGCAACGCTTACTACTAAGCATCCAGACATGCAGGGCATCCTTAAGGACCCTAAGTTTGCTGAGTGGATACAAGCTTCAAAGGTTAGGACAAAGTTGTTTGTAGACGCTGACCAAGGATATGACGCGGAAGCTGCTGACGAACTGTTTTCACTCTGGAAG